CCACGGTTCCTTCATTTGGATGACCGGGGGGGGGCGACCATTTCAAATGGATATTCAGGTGTAGGTTTAATGTCCGGCATAGTAATAACTAAACTATATACTATCACATTATTATTTCACGCCTCCACCCACCCTCTCCGCGGAAAATCCACCAGATACTCCGCCCAGTCCTTCCACTCCGGATGTTTTTTCATATGCTCCTTCACCGAAAAAGGCGTCCCACATGGCGGCCCCCAATGTGCCAAAAACGATATCCGCCGAATTAACGCACTATCCGCGACTTTTGCGTCGTAGGCACCAACGGGCTTGAATGGAGCGCCGCCGCTTCCTCCGCCGTCGACTCCAGCTCCGCTTCCGTAACCGTGCTTACAAATCGTCCTCGAATTCGCCACCGTTTTTCCTAAATAATTGTCAAAATGGTCGGCCAAAATCCGTTTCACCGCCGCCGTGTCTAATTTTCCGCCCGTGCGGTATTTCTCCGCAAGTTTTTCCAGTTGAACTCGGCGATTTCCAATACTCGAAGATACGTCATGAAATCCGTCGGCATCGCTCAGCTCGCCTCCGACGCCGCCTACACCACCGCCCGACACACCCGAGCATTCAATCGCCCGAATTCTCTCGTCATATGTCGAATTAAACCCGACAAATACACCATCACGCGTGGTTTCAATATTCACGTAATTCAGTCCGAGTTCAACCCGCATAATTCGTGGGCCTCTACCTCCACGCTCTCGGATGTCGCCGAACATCCACGAGCACGCATAATCCCCTGAGTTCCTTTTTTGTAATCTCTCGGCATATTCTTCTAAGGTCTTGCCATATTGCATACATTCGCGGATTCGACAACAAATCGGGTCGCGGAGTCGGAAAGCGTTGAATCCGCGTATCGTTGTTTCGCTTCCGATGATTCCTGCGCTTGTCACGAAGAAATCCGTCATACTCCATACACCCCCAGGAACCGTCTGCATCACCATGACGCACCCATCCCCCGCCTCAGGCTCGATTCGAAGTAGAACGTTACAGAATTGGGCGTCAAGAAAGTTGCTAAATGAAGTATGACCGCATACGATTCCGCCGTCTTTGGTCCAGCCCTCTCCGACCGCCATAATCAGCGAACACCGGTCTTTGAATTCGTCCAGTCGCGCAGCACGGGCAGAGAGGGCAGCGGGGTCGGCGCGAATCGCATGTTCGTCGCGTATGACATCCGCGTATTTGTTCCGGTATTTTGGCGTATCGATATAACGAAGCATATGTGCGTAAAAATAAGGAATAGACATATACACGTTGATGAGGATGACCTGACGCACATCGAGGCCACCACCCGCTCCCGCCGCAATCCCCTCCATCTCTCGGTAAATTTTCGGGAAGCGTCGCTTAATGATTGGCTTGTAAAAATCCTCGCATAATCCATAAAAAAATTCGATATCTCGACCGTAACTTTGGCGATAAATCTTGTCGAAGACGGCGAACATCCGCGTAAATCTCTCGGGATCGGCTGCGAGAATCTGTTTTCCATGGCTCATACCGCGTTCATATGGCGCACCACTGATACTTACGCGAATCCATCCGTCGTCGTCGTCGGACGGGTTATCGCGGTAATGTATTTGTCTTTTGCGTTTTCGTGTATTCGTGATTTTGTTTCTTTTGATTTTGTATGTCTTCATCGCGGTCATCGGTGTTCTGTTATATATTACGCACAAATAGATATAAAGATTTATAAAATGTATTGTATAAAGAAACGAAAATGAGTCATTCAAACGCACATGCCGGCGGGGGCGGCGGCGCAGCAGCACCATATACCGGGACGGGCAGCACCGGCACCGACGCCTACAATAACTCGGATAATGTTCTCGTGATTAAAACCGTCCAAATCGCCCCCGTGAGAACGCTGATGTGTGCGCTAAAAGAAATTCTCATCGAGACTAATATTACGTTTCAGAAGGACGGGATTCGCATCATTAATATGGATAAATCACATACGATGTTGGCACATATGTTTCTTGAAGCAGTGAATTTTGAGTTGTATGAGTGTGCGCTTGACAAAATCATCATCGGTGTGAATATGTTTCATTTGTTCAAATTAATCAACTCGATTGATAATGATGATACCCTTACCATATACATTGAAAAGAAGGACTACAATGATGGCGTTGTATCCTACCTCGGCCTTAAATTCGAGAACGGGGATATCAAACAGTGTAAGACGCAAAAACTTCGACTTATCGAGCCTGACCCAGAAGACTTGGTTGAGCCACAGGTCGCATTTTCGAGTGTGATTAACCTCCCATCCAGCGATTTCCAGAAGATTATTCGCGACCTCTCGTGTATTTCGGAGAAGCTGGAGATTAAATCAGTAGGGAATGAATTGATATTCAGGTGCTCGGGTCAATTTGCGACGGCGGAGGTGAGGCGCGTGGAGTCAGATGGAAGTATGGAGTTTCTTCATAAAAAGGACGCGGGGAAGATTATTCAGGGCGAGTTCTCACTTAAAAACCTCGGATATTTCATCAAATGCACAAACTTGTGTAATCAAATCGAGATGTATTTGGATAATGATATGCCGCTGGTTGTGAAGTATTATGTTGCGTCGCTGGGGACGATTAAGTTGTGCTTGTCGCCGTTGCCGAGTTCATAATGCTCCCCGCTCTGTCCGCTGAATTCATGGAATATAATATAAAAAACACATGTTCTATATTATATAAAATTCGGGTGTCTGTCGGTCTGTCTGCGTTAAATAATGTCTTCTTCGGTGTGCGCACATCGCTTGTTACTAACAAAAGAAGCACTTCGGGAATATAGATACCATAATGTGATTATGAAATTGGCGACGCAAATTCGAGACACGATATGCGATGAAATTGAAAAAGGGAATATATCGTGTGAGAATCATACAAAATATGCGTATCGATTGAATGAACAACAACAAATTGGGACGTATCGTGTCGCGATTCAAATCTATGTAAAATCCCGGGTTCATGAGGATATCGTTGAACATCTACGAAAGTACTTTCCTGATAGTAAAATAAGTATTGAAGAACGCGAACAAATGAACGGATTTACAGTAACGCGACAAACATATGTTGAGGTGGATTGGTCATGATGGCGACGTCGTAGAGACGTATCGAATAAAAAATAATAAGGCTGGAAAGTAGCATTATTATTTGTAACCTTGCCCCACCACACCACACCCATCAGACATGAGCGGCGAAGCGCGATCGAACGAAATCGCGAAGCCGCGCAGCGGGCGAAGCGATGGAGTGAGTGAGCAACCTAGTATTCCGGTGTATGCTTCTTGAACAAACACCCGTGTGCTGTAATTCCTTCCAGTTCGCGAATAATCCCCGCGTTTTGGAAGTTACAATTCGCCATCCAGATTTTTATAATACAGAAATTCTTCTTTGGTGAAATCGTGATTCCATTTACGATGCCAACTACATTCAAATTGGTTGAAATGGTTTCACCCACCGTAACATATGAAAGTTGTTTCCATGCGCTATTGACTTCTTTATTCGCTACTTTATAGGAAAAGCAACCTCCATTTCGATTTTGTGGGTCTTCCCACATAGGAATAATACCGGTTCGCATCAAGAACAACATACAGTTCATTACGAGCTTGTGGGGCAGAACTTCAAATATGGCGATAGCCTCTTCTGCTGTATCAAATTCATATATCTTTTTATAACTTGAAGCGGCCCAATTTGTATCATGAGGAAGATGAGCCCATAAAGTCCAACGGTCTGACAGTTTATGAAACGTGCTTGTATCCGCCGCTGCCGCATGTGCGCGTGGTGTGTTGTTTATTGTTTCAGTAGTCATACCGTGGAGAATTTCCGTAAAATGATGTGGATGGGATAATACACACCGTATATTATACTATCAATTTTTTTTTATACTCTTTATGCGGATGATTCTTGAATTACTTCGAACTCAGTTTCATCATATTCGGGGGTAACTTGTTGTTTGCCCTCAGCCGGAGTCTCACCCTCGCCCTTGCCCTTGCCCTTGCCCTTGCCCTTGCCCTTGCCCTTGCCCTTGCCCTTGCCCTCGCCTTCGCCCTCG